TTTGGCTGGTCGTGGCGCTGATTTAGCTATTATTGATGACCCTGTATCAGAACAAGACGCACTTAGTACGACTGCGCTAGATAATGTGTATGAATGGTACACTTCTGGACCCAGACAGCGGTTACAGCCGGGTGGCGCGATTATTATTGTTATGACCCGTTGGTCTATTCGTGATTTAACTGCGAAAGTTCTGGCAAAACAGAGCGAAAAAGGCGCTGATAAGTGGGATATTGTTGAATTTCCTGCAATTATGCCATCTGGCGAATCACTTTGGCCTGAATATTGGAGCTTGGAAGAGCTTAACGGCGTAAAAGCGTCTATTCCAGTAGCCAAGTGGAACGCTCAGTATATGCAGAACCCTACTGCTGAAGAGGGTGCGATTATTAAGCGTGAGTGGTGGCGCACTTGGGAAAAGGAAGACCCGCCAGTGTGTTCATACATTATTCAGAGCTACGATACGGCGTTTAGTAAGGGTGATCGTGCTGACTACAGCGCCATTACAACTTGGGGCATTTTTCTTGAAGAAAGCAGCGATGAAGAACACATTATTTTGTTAGATGCTGTTAAGGGGCGCTGGGAGTTTCCTGAATTAAAAGAACATGCTAATGAAATGTACCATGAGTATGACCCCGACATGGTTTTAATAGAACAAAAGGGGTCTGGAATGCCATTAACGCAAGAATTACGGCGTATGGGCATACCTGTAACGCCATTTACTCCCAGTAGGGGCGCTGACAAGTTCACGCGCATGCACTCTTGCGCACCTGTGTTTGAAAGCGGCATTGTGTGGTGTCCTGAGACTAACTTTGCTGATGAAGTTATGGAAGAATGTGCTGCTTTTCCTAATGGTGAACATGATGACTTGGCGGATTCGATGACACAGGCTATACTGCGATTTAGACAAGGTGGTTTTATTGTCACCAAAACTGACTATAATGATGAAGATGAACACAGCTACAGTAAACGCAGAAAATATTATTAGGAGACATATAATGGCTTTAACTGGTGGTCAAAAAAAGCTGGATAAAAACAAAGACGGCAAAATATCTGGTTCTGACTTTAAAATGATGGCAAAGGGTGGCGCTGTTTCTACTGAAATAGATGGCGTAATGCAGGAGCATTATATTCAGCCTATGGAAGCGTCCATGAAAGATGAAAACTCAGGTTTTTCTCGCGGTGGTGGAGCGGCATTGCGCGGAACAAAGTTTCGTGGTGTAAGATAATGCCTGAGATAAAATATGTTACTTGCTCAATTGCGCTGGTAACTAAAGAGGTTGAGGCAGATTAAGTTGACGTTCCGCGTTCCTCCCAACGGGCTATGTCAGCAGTTCCCAGTTTCTGTCCTTTCATTGGTAGAGCTTTTCTGCCTCAACGCTATAATAGGAAAGTAATATGGCTTTTATTGATCGTGATTCTGGTCCGGGTGGCATACCTGAAATTCCTATGTTGCCTCAAGAAAACGTTTTGGCTGACATTCCTCAATTACCGCAACAACCCGGTGTTTTTGAATTTGATGACGGCAGCGCCGTAGTTGGTAACTATGATGATGAAATGGACGTTACTCCAAGCGTTGCCTTTGATGGCAATTTGGCTGATGTTATTGATAGTGCTTTGCTTGGGCGTATTTCTTCTGATTTGGTTGGTTCTATTGAAGACGATCTGTCTTCCAGACAAGATTGGGAAGACACGTATAAGCAGGGTTTAGAGTTTCTAGGTATGAAAACTGAAGAAAGAACCCAGCCTTTTGAGGGTTCTTCAGGCGTTGTTCATCCATTATTGGCTGAAAGTGTAACACAGTTCCAAGCGCAGGCTTATCGTGAGCTACTGCCAGCTAATGGCCCTGTTAGAACACAGGTCATTGGCGCACAAAGCGAAATGCTGGTTAAACAGGCAGAGCGCGTTAAAGATTATATGAACTATCAGATTACTTATGAAATGGAAGAATACGATCCTGAACTGGATCAAATGTTGTTCTATTTACCTGTTGTTGGCTCTACATTTAAGAAAGTTTATCGTGACCCACTAAAGCAACGCGCTGTTAGTAAGTTTATTCACGCAGAAGACCTTATTGTTCCGTATGGCACACCTGATTTGGTTAGTTCGCCACGTATTACGCACCGTATTACAATGGATTCAAACGAAGTTAGAAAGCTGCAACTTACAGGTTTCTACAGGGATATAGATATTTCGACTGACGGTAATTACGGCGGTCAAATGAATGAAGTTCAAGAATCAATTGATGATATACAAGGCGTACACCCTTCAAATGCGTCAACAGACCTAACTCTTTATGAAGTTCACACTGACCTTGATATTGAGGGATTTGAAGATATGAGCATGGAAGGTGAGCCTACAGGCTTAAAACTTCCGTATATTGTGACTATTCTTGAAGATACAAATGAAATTCTTTCTATTCGTAGAAACTATTTAGAAGACGATCCTATGAAAAATGCGCAAAAGTATTTTGTGCATTATAAGTTTTTGCCCGGTCTGGGGTTTTATGGCTTGGGCCTGACTCACATGATTGGTGGCTTGGCTATGGCCTCAACATCTATTCTTCGTCAGCTTATTGATGCTGGTACGTTAGCGAACTTGCCAGCGGGTTTTAAGGCCCGTGGTGCGCGTATTCGTGATGAAGACAGCCCAATACAGCCGGGAGAGTTCCGCGACATTGACGTTGTAGGAACCACGCTTCAGGCTTCATTAATGCCATTACCGTTTAAAGAACCTTCTGGCACCTTGTATAACCTTCTAGGAACGCTTGTAGACGCTGGACGTAGGTTTGCTTCAATGGCCGACATGAAGGTTGGCGAGATGAGCGGTGAAACGCCCGTAGGCACGACTATGGCTATCATGGAGCGCGGCACAAAGGTTATGTCCGCGATTCACAAGCGGTTGCACTATTCCCAAAAGATGGAATTTAAACTTCTATCGAATATATTTTCTCAAGACGTACAGCCATATCCATACATGCCATCTAAAGAAGTTGGCCCTGAAATAAAAGCTGAAGACTTCGACCAACGCATTGATGTTTTGCCAGTTTCAGACCCAAACATCTTTTCTATGTCTCAGCGGATTGCGTTAGCGCAGAGCGAGTTGCAGCTAGTACAGTCTAACCCAGAAATACATGGCGGTCCTATGGGGCTGTATCAGGCGTATCGTAAGATGTATGAGGCTTTGGGCGTTACAAACATTGATGCTATTCTGCCACCGCCGCCACCCCCGCCGCCACCTGCAAATGCCGCTAAAGAGAATCAAAACGCGCTTATGGGTGTTCCATTGCAGGCGTTCCCAGAGCAAGACCATCAGTCTCACATAGAGGCTCACATGGCCGTTATGTCCACTCCAGCTATGCAGCTTAACCCTGCGTCCATATTGTCCCTACAGGGCCACATACAGGAGCATATAGGGCTTATGGCTGAAAAGCAGGCACAAGCTCAGATCATGGAGAGAATACCTGCTGAAGTTCAGCAGAATCCAGAGCAAATGCAAATGATGATGCAACAAATCAAGCCTCAGATAGATCAAATCGCTGCGGTTATGATTGCAGATATGGTTGAAAGCATGGCGCAAGCTGTAGAGCCACCACAGCAATCTGATCCTTTGGTGGATATACGAAACCAAGAGCTACAATTAAAAGCCGCTGATATGCAGAGAAAAACTACAGAGTTCGAATCAAAGCAGGAATTTGTTCGTGAGAAAGAACGTAATGACGTTTTGATAGATCAGCAACGTATTGACGTTTCTGAATCAGCTTTAGAGGATAAGACTAGAATAGCAGAAGATAGAATACGGACGCAGCGTGAAATTGCGGTGATGAATGCAACAAAAGCCAACACAGGATAATATTATAGATTTTCCTGAAATTAATGAGATAGACAAGCAGTTCTTAGAGTTAGAGCGCCAAAAGCTGTTGATTGAACAACAACGTAAAGAAATTAAAAAAGAGGGAAGTCAAAGTTGAAGAAAGCCCCAAAAAAGCAGCCAACAAAAAAACCAAAAAACCCCCCAAAGTATTTAAAAAAGTTTAGCAAGATAGCAAGACCCCAAAGATTTATAGGTGTTTTGTAGCTTTTTGCTAGAAATACTTGTGTGTCCCGAAGAATTGCATACTATGTGTGCAGGGGGACAAGTATGGACGCTTTACACTTAGCAGAATATATGTTGAAGGAAATACGTGATCGTAATTATAGGTTAACAGACCTAATTGCGAACGGTTCAGCCTCATCTTGGGATGAGTACAGATATCTTGTAGGCGAAATACGCGGAATGACCTACTGCGAAGATTTACTTAAAACCGCGATGAAAGGCATAGATTTAGAAAATGACTAAGAAGTTATATGTTCCAGATCACGTTGCGACAGCAACAAAAAAAACGAAACTATCTCAGCCGTTAGAAAACGCATTTAAAACTAAAGAACCAAAAGAAGACAATAAAAACGTTGAAGACCCTTCCAATATAGAGCCATCTGTTTTGGAAAGACTTCCGCAGCCCACAGGGTATAGAGTGTTAATCATTCCGTATTACCCAAGCGCAAAGACCAAAGGCGGCTTATACATTCCTGACCAAACTAGGGAACGTGAATCCTTTGCTACAGTATCTGCTTATGTAGTTAAGCTGGGTCCAGACGCATACAAAGACGAACAAAAGTTCCCAAGTGGTCCCTATTGC